GATAGTGAAGCAGCAGACATGAAAGAAAGAATTAATTTAATGTCGAAAGCATTTGGATTCCAAAACTTATATGAGTGTTTGGACAAATTAACAGAGACATTAGACGCTGCTAGAAAGAAAGAACTTGACAAGTGATAAATAGTATGGTACGATTACACAGTACAATACACACAATATAAAAATACGGAGAATACAATTATGTCTTTTGCATCACTTAAGAAAGCTGCCTCTGCAGGTAGTACCCTTAGCAAACTGACACAAGAGATTGAGAAAATCAATCAACCTCAACAGAACAACAGTGCTGATGAGAGATTTTGGAAACCAGAACTAGACAAGTCTGGTAATGGATACGCAGTAATACGATTCCTTCCTGCACCTGAGGGTGAGGAAATGCCTTGGGCAAAGGTTTGGAGTCACGCATTCAAAGGTCCTGGTGGACAATGGTACATTGAAAATAGTTTAACAACTATTGGAAAGGATGATCCAGTTGGCGAGTACAATCGTGAACTTTGGAACAGTGGAAAAGAGTCCGACAAGAACATTGCTCGTGCTCAAAAGAGAAAGTTATCTTACTATTCTAATATCTACGTTGTGTCAGATCCTGCACACCCAGAGAACGAAGGTAAGGTTTTCTTGTATAAGTATGGTAAGAAGATCTTTGACAAACTCGTTGAAGCAATGCAACCTGCATTTGCAGACGAGACACCACTAGATCCTTTCAACTTCTGGAAGGGTGCTGATTTTAAATTAAAGATCAGAAAGTTAGATGGATACTGGAACTATGATAAGTCAGAGTTCGCAAGTACATCAACACTCGGTGGATTCGATGACTCTAAGTTAGAGTCTATCTGGAAAGAGGGATACTCTTTAACAGAATTTGAAAGTGCAAAGAACTTTAAAGACTACGATGCTTTGAAGAAACGTCTTGACCTTGTATTAGGTTTGACAATACCTCATCCAACTACAGAAGATGAGTCACTTGAGGACTTATCAGAAGGTAAAACACCTTCATCATGGGGACAAGAGGTATCAGACTTCAGAGAAAAAGCAGTTGCTTCTTCTCCTGTACAAGATGAAGAGGATACTTTATCATACTTCTCTAGATTAGCAGAAGAAGATTAGGTTCACTTTATAAACTGGCACAAGGGGAGTGTACAATGCTCCCTTTTTTGCTATACTATAAACATAGTAATTAAACAAATGAAAGTATTTCTTGCCTCAGTAATCGCACTAACTCCTGTTTCTGCTATTGCTAATGAATATCAAGAAGGATATTCACTCACTAGAACATGTACAAAAACAGAGTACAGAGAAGAGTATGTACCTGGTACAATGGATAGTCCTGGTTATGTAAAGAGTTGGACAGACACAATAGAAGTCCCTTGTGACGGCACTACAAGAGTCTACAGAGAACCTGTAAGAGTTCAAGAACATGTTTATTATCATGATGATAATGATTGCTCTGATGGGTCAGTTATAGGTGCACTCATGGGTGGTGGATTAGCAGGTTATGGTTCCCAAGGTAAAGGCAGGTGGTGGGCAATCCCTGCAGGTATTATTGGTGGTGCAACAATAGGATGTGCATTAGATGGAGGATAAATGGTAAAGACGTTAATAAAAGAGTTCCCCCTTACAGACATAGGAGGTTTGATGACGGAAGATAGGATAAAAAAAGTAGCCTATACTAAACAAGAAGTAGATAGGATGATAGATCATGCAGTTCGTATAGCAGTAGCACAAGCAAGAGAGATTGATGAAGAGTCTATGCGTAAGCACAATAGAGATGCAACAGTTATCTCTATGATTCTAGGGTTTACAGCACTTGCACTATTTGTAGATGGTTTGTTAAGATTGTTAGGTATCATTCCACCATTCATGGAAATTGATATTGATGTTCTTGACAGAATTGTTGACAAAGTAGAAGTTGATGTACTAGATAAACTAAAACAAGTACCAATTCAAAAATTATTTAAACGATGAATTTATTTTTATCATGTCCCCCTGTGTATACTTTACCAGGTACGTGGACTAAATGCGATGCACTGATACCACATTATAACGCTGACCCAAATCAAACGTTTGGTATATCACTCTTAGTAATTTTAGTATTACTATCAGGGTATGGAATATATAAAGCATTCTTCAACAACAAAGATCTAATAGATCAATGGGATGACCACGAAGATTAATTATGATTCTACCAGGTACTACAGTTAAAGTGATAGATGAAAATTCTATCTACAGAGGATACGTTGGGTGTGTTCAAAGAATACAAGGAAAGAAAGCAGCAGTTCTCATGGATCAAGATGGCACTCCTTGGGATAAAATGATTACGTTTAAACTTTCTGATCTCGTAGAAAAAACAGATGGTTTCCAATATTATCCAAAGAAAAAGAAATGAATTGTTGGCACTGTGGAACTGAGTTAATCTGGGGAGCAGATTTTGACATGGAGGATATAAATGATGGAGAGGAGTCTGAATATGATTTCTGGTCTAGTTTCACTTGTCCTAAATGTCAATCATATGTAGAAGTATTTCATCACAAATAAAAAGAAATGAAATCAATTCACCTTTCACAATTTAAACATATTGATATGAAATTAACACAAGAAATTATTGACAAGATACAAAAAGCATTTGAGCACACTAAAATGAATGGTGATCTTAACTGGGAGGATGGTGATGAGATTGATGTCAATCTTGCAGGAACATTTGCTGCTGATAGGTTCATTACCATAATAAATAGAACTAAGAGTAGTACATCAATCCAGAACGTAAAGGGAAATGAATGACACGTTAGTTTTTATATATTTGATATTTTTTGTAATGTTATTTGCAGCAACGTTTGCATACATGTTGAAGATGATGGGGTCTACCATAGAGGCATTTAATAACACACCAACAAGATCATATGGTGATGTTATGAGAACATACAAAGTCCCTGCACCTCATCCAGAAATGGAAGGTATAAAATATGGTGAAGAGTTATTAGTTTTTAGTGCTGAAGAAGAAGAAGATGATGACGATGATGGAGATATACCTGCCTACGTAGGGGAAAACATATAATAGTTACCAAAATATCGCAAAAAAAATCCCGCCAAAAAATGCCCTCTTAAGGGTTTTTTTAGTATCCTCCGTAGTATCCTCCACCAGAACTTGATGAGGAACTAGATGAACTAGAACTTGATGATGAAGAACTACTGCTACTTGATGAAGAACTAGAAGAAGAACTGCTACTGGTGCTTGATGATGTATTAGTTTCTGCTGCCTGAGTTCCTGTTCCTACTGGTGTAGTAGTTGTAGTAGTATCTGTGGTAGAAGTAGAGGTGACAACTCCGACATTAGCACTTGTTGTAGTAGGACCGTTATCAAATGAAGTAACAGTTCCCATATTTGTTGCTAAGTTAACACTACCAGTGACATAACCAGAACTTTCTAGGAATCTTGCTGCAGCACTTAATTCTGTTTTCTTATTACCTTCTTTATCTAATTCTTTATGTGGTTGATATGCGATTAATTCTTCAAATTCAGATAAAATAAATTGAACAACAGCATTGGTAGGTATTTTAAGTATTGCTTTCTTGTCATTAATATATCTTTCATTCTCATAATTTGACACAGGATATATTGATTGTTCCTCTCCTAGCGTAGTACCATCAGGTAATACAGTTCTCCAGTCACCGTTAACTGTTATACCTTGCTTTACTACTACAACATTATTATACTTTGCTTCTACAGTTTCATAGTGATGTACAGCATCAGGTAAATCATATTTGTTTTGGACATAATTAAGTAATCTTTCCTCACTTCTTGGCCACTGTTCATATACATCAGTAATCTCATTTACCATTAGCAAGATCCAATCTAAGTATGGACTACCCAAAGCTTGTAATGCTACCTCTTCTGGTCTCATTCCATCAGGAATAATTCTTGTTTCTAGTAGTGTAATGTATTGATCTAAGTCTTCTCTAATCTTGGTACGTCTAAAAAGGTTTTTAACCAGACGATATCTATAGGGTTCATCATCTGTGATGCCCTCGCCAACAAATACATTTGGAAGTAAAGAAAAGTATTGCATTAGTACCCCACTGCTACGTCATTTTCGGTTAATAGTCTTGTCTCAGTAAAACTAAGTTGTAAAACTACTGCAGGAACTGAAATCCCATCAGATTGTGGTGCCTTAAGTGCAACATACTGATTGTCTGGTGTGTAGTTTACAGATATACCAGTACAAACTGAAGGATAAATCTTGAACATCAGATCTCTTCTTGTGCTTTCACCTAGATTGTTCATTCCTCCTGTAGCGTTTGCACCAAAACGGACAAATCTTAATTGAAATCTATCAGGTATCTCAAAGAATCTATTGTTTCTTGCATAACCCTCATTATATTTCTTGAAGAAGTCATCTTGCCATAGATTTTTATATCCATCTTTTCTATTTACATTATCTACCTTATCATTACCTAAGATAGAGAATGTTTCTTGGTTATTAGAATAACTTTTACCCATATCACCAGAACGAACTCTTGGTAATGATCCAATCTTCACATAATCTATAATAGATTGTATAGTTTTTGATTCTTGTGCATCACGAGCAAAGAATTTGAATGCAAAGTTATGTGTTCTAAAACTCATACCTTGAAATATTTGCTCACTATATGGGTTGAATATTCTACCTTGTTGTAGATTTTCAATAGCATTAAGATCCAAATTACCTTGTAATCCTACAAAGTTATTGAATCCGTTTACCATTTGTAATACCATGTTGGTAGAAAACTCAGGTAGTGCAGCACCTGCTGCCTCTTGTAATGTCCCTGCTAATGATGTGAAATCATTTTCATTTCCATTTAACATACCTGTTGCTGTTACACCTGCAACACCAATGTCTGCTCTTCTATATGCAGGACCATAAGATGTCTGAATGCCAGGTGGTATCGCAATATAACATCTATCTGGATGTTGTACTACAGTTGCTCTATTACCAGGTATCTCTCTATTATAAAATGCAGGTACATTTGTGGCATCATAGTCAAATCTTTCTCTACGTAGCATAAGGTAGTCGATAGCACCAGTTTCAGCATCTGCTAAACCGTAACCTGTATCTTGTGCGGGTGGTTTTTCTGGATATCTATAAATGCTCAAGTTTTTGCCTAAATAATATTACTTGTATCATATGTATTTATGAGGTTTAGACAAGGAAAATACATTCCACGTAATCCAAATAAGTATAAAGGTGATCCTCGCAACATTGTTTACCGTTCATCTTGGGAACATAAGTTCATGCTTTGGTGTGACCAACAGAATTCTTCGGTACAAGAATGGGGTAGTGAGGAGATCGTTATTCCTTATGTAAGTCCTGTTGATGGTAAAAGACACAAGTATTATCCAGACTTCTATGTCAAAATCAAAGGTAAAAAGTATATGGTTGAAGTAAAACCATTTAAACAAACCAAAGAACCTAAGACTCAAAAGAAAATCACTAAGAGATATGTTAGTGAAGTTCTAACTTGGGCTGTCAACAAAGCTAAATGGAACGCAGCTGAGGAAGTTTGTGAAGATAACGGATATAAGTTCATGATCATTACAGAAAAGGAGTTAGGAATATAATGTTAGGAGGAATATTACAAGCACTAGGAGACATTTTCCAATACGTAGGTGCTACTCAGGCGACTGGGATACCTGATGCAGGAGACATGTACTCAAGTAAATTACAAGAGTTTATGGCTTTTAGTAGGAAGAAAGCAGGAGACTTCTCTCTTACTAACATATACACAGTGCAATTTGCTAGTCCTCCTATGCTTACTGATAAGTTGGAGAAGGGTGATGACAGATTATTGTTAGATTACTATGTTGATAGTGTAACTTTACCTAGTAAACAAGTGACTACAGCTCAAGTCATGAATGTAGGATCTGCATACAAATATACCACTGGTAATGCATTTAGTCAGATCAATATGACATTTAAAATGCCAAAAACTCAAAGGACTAGGGTAATATTTGAAAGATGGGTTTCATTGATGAACAATGATGCTAATCAATATACACACTTTTACAACATGTATTGCTGCCCAAGAGTAAGAATATACAAATTTGAGAGAGGCGGTGGTCCTAAAGTTGAAAATTTCCTGAACAAAAATGACACTGTGAAAAAAATAGCTGGTATTCTTAATGGTACTGGTATATTTGGTGGTAGTAGTAGCACTATAGCGGACAATAATCTTTTAAATTACCTGAAAAGTGATCCTGCAATT